TTATGGTATGATGTGTCGTTAGTGCCTCCAACAATTAAAACACCTGACTTTAAAATACCTACAGAAGTTTATTCGGTAGAAAATGTATCTAAGTGGAGCGTTGGCACTCCTGATACTTGGTTCTACCAATTTGATGAAAAAGAATGAGTGATTTAATAATAAACAAACTTAATGAGGTATACTTAAAAATAACTTGTGAAAAACATTTCGCAAAAGAGTTATCCGAATACTTTACTTTTTTTGTCCCAGGATATCAATTTGTTCCAGCATATAGAAATAGAATATGGGATGGAAAAATACGTTTATTTGATTTAAGAAATAATACATTATATATTGGTCTTTTATCATATGTAAATTTATTTTGTAAAGAAAGAAACTATACTTACGAAATTCAAGATGGTTTAGATATTCAAGATGAGTTTTCGGCATATCATGCACAGAAGTTTGCAGAATCATTAAATTTAGAATCTGCTGGTAGACCAATAACTGCAAACGAACATCAAATAAAAGCCTTCATTCATGTTATGCAGCAAAGAAGGGCTTTGATTCTTTCTCCTACGGCATCAGGTAAATCTCTAATCATTTATTTGATTGTAAGACAATTATTAGATTACCAAAAATTAAAAGGTTTAATAATTGTTCCAACCACATCTCTAGTAGAACAATTGTATTCAGACTTTGCTGACTATGGTTTTAGTTCAAACAACTACGTGCATAGAATATATCAAGGCAAAGAGAAACAAACAGACCTTCCTATAACAATTTCAACTTGGCAGTCTCTATATAAATTGCCTAAAGAATATTTTCAACAATTTGATTATGTTATTGGAGATGAGGCACACTTATTTAAGGCACAATCTCTTACCACTATACTCACATCTTGCACAAAAGCCAAATACAGAATAGGTCTTACTGGTACTCTAGATGGAACAAAAACACACAAATTAGTATTAGAAGGACTCTTTGGTGAGGTAGAAAAAGTAATCACCACAAAAGAACTTATAGATCAAGGAAAATTATCTAACTTTGATATTAAATGTTTAGTTTTAAAACATTCAGATGAAGTATGTTTGCAATATAAAGACTGTGATTATCAATCTGAAATAAAATACTTGATAGAATCTGAAATAAGAAATAAATTTATCAAAAATCTTGCGGTATCTTTACAGAAAAATACTCTCGTACTATATCAAATGGTTGACAAGCATGGCAAGATCCTTTATGATATGATTAGAGAAACAAAAAATATTGGCGACAGAAAAGTTTTCTTCGTTCATGGCGGCGTAGATACTGTGGACAGAGAAGAAATAAGAAAAATTATGGAAATAGAAAATGATGCCATCGTTGTTGCATCTTATGGTACATTTTCTACTGGCATTAATATTAAGAATTTACATAACATTATATTTGCAATGCCAACAAAATCAACCATAAGAACCTTACAAAGTATTGGTCGTGGATTGAGACAAAAAGAAGGCAAAGATTTAGCCACACTTTATGATATTGCAGATGATATGAGACACAAAAAGCATATGAACTTTACTCTAAAACATTTTGTGGAAAGAACTAAAATATATAATGAAGAGCAGTTCCCATTCAAAATATACAAAATAGGCTTAAAGAATGGATAATATTAAAATAGTCAGACTACAAAATGGAGAAGATATTATTGGTAGTATTACCAGTAATAATTCAGGAATTTATGATATCTCAGAACCAATGTCTGTAGAAGTAACTTCACGCAATGGCGTACCAATGCTTGGCATGGCACATTGGCTGCCTATACAATTAATTAAAACAAATGAGGTTACTCTTACCGACAAAGACATACTTTGCATGGTTGATCCTTCTGATGATTTTATCGAATACTATACAAATACCGTGGAAAAACTTCGTGATTTAATTAAAGCAAAAAATTTATTAAAGAAAGAAATGGAAACTTCTTCTGATACTTTTGAGGAAGATATTGAAGAAATTATGAATCATTTGAAAGCTATGCCTGGAGATAAAGATATTATCCATTAACATCTTCTTTCCAGGACATACTCGACTTTACACGCTTGTCAACCTTTTGTCAATAACATTATGTGGTAATCATGAAAAAAGAAAAACACTATATTAATAACGCAGACTTCCTAAAAGCTTTAGTAGATTATAAAGATGCTAAAAAGTTAGCAAAGAAAAATAAAACTACTGAACCTCCTATACCAAATTACATAGGAGAATGTTTTATGAAGATTGCAGAAGGTCTGTCTCACAAACCTAATTTTATCAATTACACTTATCGTGATGAGATGATTTCAGATGGCATTGAAAACTGTCTGATGTACTTCGATAACTTTGATCCTACCAAATCTAAAAATCCATTTGCATATTTTACACAGATAATCTATTTTGCATTTCTCCGTAGAATACAAAAAGAAAAGAAACAACTATATGTGAAATATAAATCTACAGAAATGTTTGGTATTCTAGATGAATTTGAAATGATGGAATTGGAAGATGGTACCACAAGGCAGTTTGAAATGTATGATAATATTGCCGAGTTTATTGAAAACTATGAAGAAGGCAAAAAAGCAAAGAAAACGGCAAAGAAAACGAAAGGTGTTGAAAAGTTTTTAGGAGAGTGATATCATGTATAAGATTAGTTGGTGCGAAAATGAAGAGCCATTTGTTTGTTTTGAATGGTTTGATAATATAATAGAAGCGGCTAAATTTGTCGAACAGAAATCTAAAGACTGTGTAATTGAGATTAAATATGAAGATTGCAATAATAACGGATCAACACTTCGGTGCGAGGAACGATTCACAACACTTCCTTGATTATTACCAAAAGTTTTATTCAGAGGTATTTTTTCCACAAATCGATAGTAATGGCATTAACAATGTCCTTATACTTGGTGATACTTTTGATCGTAGGAAATATGTAAACTTTTATTCACTCAAAAGAACAAAAGAAATGTTCTTTGATGAGTTGGCAAAAAGAAACATCAAAGTAAATATGCTTGCTGGTAATCATGATACTTATTTCAAGAATACCAATGAAGTAAATTCAGTTGACTTATTGTTGCGTGAATATAACAACATCACAGTCATCGATACACCACACACAATCTATATCGGTGGTACCGCAATTTGTATGATGCCATGGATTTGTCCTGACAATCACCAAGAGTCCATGGATCAGTTAAAACAAACAGAGGCAGACATATGTATGGGGCATTTCGAGATTGCCGGATTCGCCATGCATCGTGGTATGCCATCAAATGAAGGATTAGAACGTGATTTATTCTCTAAGTTTGATATGGTCTTTAGTGGCCATTATCACCATCGCTCTTCTCAGGGAAACATACATTACCTTGGAAACCCATACGAACTCACTTGGCAAGATTATAATGACGCTAGGGGTTTTCACATTTTTGATTTGGATAATAGGAATCTTGAGTTTGTTGTCAATCCTAATGTAATGTTTCATCGTATTCTCTATGATGATAAAGAGAAATCGATTACGGAAATTAATGAGATGGACTTAAAAAAATATACCAATACCTATGTAAAGGTTGTGGTAGTCAATAAAACTAATCCATATCTGTTTGATAAGTTTATGAATAATCTGTACAATGTGAATCCAATTGATATTACCATTGCAGAAGATTTTACTGACTTGACAGAAGGCGTTGAAGATGATATGATTGATCAGGCAGAAGATACTATTACTATAATTAATAAGTATGTGGATTCTTTACAAGAAGATCATATTGATAATGATAAACTAAAGACCGTGTTGCGTGAACTATACGTTGAGGCATTGAATACCGAACAGGCATGATTATATTTGAAAAAGTCCGTTGGAAGAATTTTTTATCAACAGGCAACAATTTTACTGAAATCAATTTATTAAGATCAACAAATACCCTCATCATTGGTCATAATGGTGCGGGTAAATCTACTATTCTAGATGCTTTGTGTTTTGGTCTGTTTGGTAAACCATTTCGAAAGATAAACAAACCACAATTACTAAACTCTATCAATGCACAGCAATGTGTTGTGGAGATTGAATTTTCTATTGGTAAGAAAAAATATAAAGTAATTCGTGGAATAAAACCAAATGTATTTGAAGTTTATTGTAATGATGTTCTAGTAGATCAAGATGCCAAATCTAAAGACTACCAAGAATATCTAGAAAAGTTTATTCTAAAATTAAATTTCAAATCGTTCACACAAGTTGTTATTCTTGGTTCGGCATCATTTGTTCCGTTCATGCAACTATCACCGGCTGATCGTAGAGCAATCATTGAAGATTTATTGGACATTCAAATCTTTTCAACGATGAATTCGTTAGTCAAAGAAAAGGTGGCAATAAACAAAGATGCCATGTTAAAAACCAAATATGATGTGGATCTCACCAATGAAAAAATGGAATTACAAAAACAAAACATTGATGAATCTAAAAAACACAATGAAGCTGAGATTGAAAAGAAGAAAACGGAAATAACTTCCTCAGAACAACAAATTGAACAACTGAATAAAGATATAAATCTTATTCAAAAACATATCGACATGATGCAAAGCAGAGTTTCTGATGAACTTGCAATGAAAAATAAAAGTTCTAAATTAATAAATTTGGAATCGAAACTTGAATCTAGAATTAAAAAAATAGAAAAAGAGGTTGCATTTTATGAAGAACATGACAGCTGCCCAACTTGCAAACAAGGTATTGAACAATCTTTTAGAACTGAACAGATTACCAATTTGGGACAAACCAAGGGACAAGTCAGAACTGCTCTCTCTGATCTATCAACACAAATTGAAAAAACAAATGAAAGAATTGTTGAAATCCAAAAAATCTTAAAAAACATCACATCACACAATAATGAAATTGTAAAACATAATTCTACCATAACAGCAGTTAATAATTATATTGGTAAGATACAAAAAGAAATTGAAGAACTTTCAAATAAAAAAGATAATCTTGAGGAAGAAAACCAAAAGTTAAAAGAACTCAGAGAACAACTTAAAACTTTAGAAGTTAAAAAAGAAGAACTAACACAAGAAAAACAATACTATGATTTGGCTGCATCATTGTTGAAAGATACTGGAATAAAAACCAAGATCATTAGACAATATTTACCTATCATGAATAAACTGGTGAACAAGTATTTGACTTCAATGGATTTCTTTGTTAATTTCAATATCAATGAAAATTTTGAAGAAACAATTAAATCTAGGCACCGAGATGAATTTAGTTATGCAAACTTTTCAGAAGGTGAAAAGATGCGAATCGATTTGGCTCTATTGTTCACATGGAGACAGATTGCAAAATTAAAGAACAGTACCAACACCAATCTGTTAATACTCGATGAGGTTTTTGACTCATCATTAGATGGTACTGGCACAGAAGAATTTTTAAAGTTAATACATGAAATGGGTTCTGATACTAACATATTTGTTATATCACATAAAGGTGATCAATTATTTGACAAATTCAGATCAATTATCCGTTT